CTATCATATAATAATTTTAGGAGCTATTTGTCAAAGTGCATACAAAAAATGTGCGATGAGTTGGAGATAAAAGAAAAAGTTGTTTATTATTCAGCTAGGAAAACATTTGCTCAAATGGCATCTGAATTAGGTGTACCAGATTCTATTATCGATTATTGTTTAGGACATTCTGATACATCAAGAGGTGTAATACGATATTATACAAAGGTAAGGAAACAGCAAGCTTCATGTGCGATAAATCTTGTTATTGATTATGTAAATAATCCAGACAAATATGACATTTCTAATTTACAATACATCAAGTTAATTAAAGGAGAATAAAATATAGGCTGCCTCAAAATAGATTCTGAGACAGCCTATTATATACAATCAGCTTACAAATGCTATAATGTACTTTGTGAGAAATCTAAATCATAATGTATGTTACCATCTTTTTCTTTAAAAAAATTACCAATACAAATAAGTTCAGGGAAATCTGAAGTCCAAAAAGATACAGATTTTGTCGGTTCAGCAGAAAAATCCATTGTTAACAATAAAGATTTAGCCTTTTCTTCACATAACTTTTTTAGTACTTCGAAACTATCGGTCGTTTTTCCAATGCAAATTTGTTGATTTGAATTATTCATATTATTCTTGTTTTTATATTTGTTAATATATTTTTTTATTTTTACAAAAAAATGTATTATCTGTTTGTTTCTTCTCTTCCAAAGTCACATCAATACCTACAATCTCACAATATTTAAGGAAGTTGTTCAAGTTGACATTCTTTCCACTTTCAATGGCAATGACAGTCCCAAAGTTCATACCCTGTTTCCAGATATTATATTGGGTCAATCCCTTTTCTTCGCGAATCTTACGCACTTGTTTCGATAAATCTTCTATTGTCATACTCCTATTAATTCCTTCTTTATCGCTTCTAAAAATGCGATAGATGTTAATACCGTATTCCTATAATTATAATCACTACCGGCTGCAATCGCATTCTTACGACCGTCTAAAATCAGCGTATCAATGAACAACACCATTTGCCGAACCGTAATATTGCCGATGTCTGCCGAGAATGTCGATAGCGATGTATAATACTTCATAGCCTGTTTTAAAAGGCCCCGTATTTTAGTCTTATCAGGATTTTTACCTGTAATACGCTTAATGCTTATCTTTGCGGAAATATTAGATCCTGACAATCCGGGCTCTATGCGGTAATCCTCTCCGACTTCCTCGATAATGCCGTCTATATACTCGACTTTGGCGATGAATCCATTGTCTATGTCCGAGCAGTATATGAAGTCGACTTCTCCGAACTTGTGCGCCCGGTTATGGTCTACAATGAATAGTGGAAATTCCCTTTTCATTCTTCGTCCTCCTCGTTTTCCTCGTCGTCATCGACTTTAACAAGATGTTCAAGATCTTCGCTTATATACCCCTTATACTCCCTTATGGCTTCCAATTCCGAGTCGCTGAGGTCGTCTATATCCTCTATCTCGATAGTATAATATCTGTCATAATCACCATCGAAGTCTATCTCTCCTGTTCTTCCGTTCTCGTCGTCCTCACTAACGACAGTGCCCACTTCGTCTGCAATATAGGGTTTGCAGAACCTCCCATGCTCGTCCCTGTCTTTCGTGAACAAGCGATCTGACAACATGCTACACACATCTGAGAATGTTTCTTCTCCGACAAATTCAACATGACCGGGGTTAAAGAATCTGCCACCTCGGCAAACATGAAATGATAATACCATTGTTCTTTTCGTTTCCATATATAAGTAATTTTTATTTATAATTATTTGCCCCATACTGGTGTATAACAATCTTCAAGATTTATGTTATTCTCGATCGCCGAACAGGCAAGTATCCATGCTTGCTTACTCGACATGTTGGCAATCTTGAAACTCGGATAAGTGCATTTTTCATCTATCGTTTTGGCCACATTGGAGGCAAACACATTCAACTTGATTATTTCGTTTAAAAACCGATAGAACGGGTTGAAATGCAACTCATACGAATTGTTATTATTCCATCTTTCATAGTTAGCAATCTGTTGAAGTCTGTTGGATAATTCCTGAGCTTCTTTGTATTGTTCTGTACCTTTCTGTAACATGACTCTATTTTAATTGGTTACTGTTTGTTTTTGATTACATGGTAAAGATACTACATTTTATTGTATATACAAAATATTATAGTATAAATATTTCATGATTTATCAATATTTAACAAAACGAATGATGTGGAAAATTTTCCTCATTATTTTATACGATATAGTCTATTTTCGTATAGTTGTGGAAGATTTTCCGCAAAAATGATTGACATAGAATTAAACACGAATGCCGGAGCTTCTCACCCCGGCATTTCCCTGTTCATCATTTGCATTTCCGAATATTCCTTTGAAATTTTCGCCTCATTCTCCTGTTCAAAAGACCGTTATCGGCAAACCGATTCAATGTATCCTTCTCTTCCGGCGAAAGCAGGTTATAAACCTCCTTCCTCGACTTGCCGGAACAGATGGCTTGTATGATTTTAGCTATCTCCATGTATTTCCCGAATTAATTTATTTCTGCAACACTCACATAGGAACTTCTTCGCCACGGGGAACATCTTCTGCCCGATATATCCCCGAAGGTACTGTTCTTCCTCCCCGTAAGGGTCAATGCCGAACGTCCGGGATATATGCCTGCACAAATGCCCCTTTTCATGGTCCCAAGAGTTTTGGAACTGTTCTGGGCTCGTCGTCATGGCAATTACCATCACCGTCCGTCGATGCTCGAAATTGGAATAGGTAAGTCCTGTATTCAAGTTACCGGACGACAAACTTCTGAAAGCATTTTCCAGATTACTCCCCGTACAACCGATCCGTTCCAGCTCCCGGAGTATGGTGTTTGTCCAGTAGGTGGTAACGGCGTAAAAAACCCTTACGTGCCAGTCGTATTTCGCTATGTAGAAATCCTGAACAATCATGTTTTATAACATATTTTCCCACATGATCGGAGTGCCCGAACCTATACAGTCGGCATAGAAACGTGTAAAGGGCAACCCGTCGTAACCGTCAGGGTCGTCGATATAGTCCTTTACAAACAGAGCCAAATGGGTATCGTCGGGAATCGATGATTTCAAATAGTCGGCCTTACCCATATTGGCGACAAATACATGGTCGTACCCTTTGGCCTTTTCCAACTTCACGCCCGCCTGTGTCAAGATGACCTCCACGTCTTCTTTCGAAAGGGCTTTTATCTCCTCCTTCTTTCCGGTGGCCTTGTTTTCGGCCTTCATTCTGGAAACCGCCCACTCGCACATGTTCTTGGAGAAGTGCCAGCCGTATCGGGAAAGGTACTCCGTCATGCCGGAGGGGAAAATATCATAAATGTCTAATCGTTGGTTCATAACACTGCTTTTTTATGTTTTTGAAAAGAGAGGGGATTTCTCCCCTCCCGATTAATAGAACTCGCCGTTTGCACGTCTGCGTCTGCGTTCCCCCATTTCGTCATAGTACGAAGGAGGATAACCGGGAGCATAACGGTTGTTCATTCCACTGGAAGAACCTCCGCCATAATTCCCACCGCCGTAACTGCCGCCATTATTGCCACGGAAGCCCATATCGCCGCCCTGCATTTCCCGCATGGCAGCTTCATAGCCTTTCTTGTATCCGTGCTCGCAACCTTCCTTGTAGGCCATTTCGAGCTCTCTACCGCCGCGTTCATTGAATCCTTCATATCCACGGCCTTCTTCTAATATTGACCACATTCCCATATTACTTTTTGTTTTTAGTTTCAGCAACACCGAGCTGTTCCATCAGTTTTTTGTTCATGGCCATTAGGTCGGCCATGCTTCTGCTCATTTCGGACATCTGCCCTTTGAGGGTGGCAATCTCCTGCTCCTGCCTTTGCTTCTCCGCAAATTCGGGATTCAAAACTGTCAATATCTTGTCACACCCGGCAATCACGTTCTCGTGGTAATTACGCCGGTTCAGTTCGTCCAAGCTCTTTTGCCGGATAGCCGACACTTCCGAGTTCATGGCCTCTCTGGAACAAGATATGACGATGTTGCCGTTTTGCCCGAAGTCAGCGATGTCCGCACCTGCCGGCAAGTTCTGGAACGTCGTGTTCTGCCCGTTCACGCAGACCACCACGTCCACCACCATTTCCATCTGGGGTATCTGCCCGATAGGTGTCGGCATGGGGTACTTGGGCTTCGCAGCCGAAACGCTGACGACGGAGCCTATATCCACTAAGGGATTTTCGTCCTTATGAAGGATAAATAACTGGTTGTTTGCTCGAAGATTCTGAAACATAGTTTTTTTTGATTTAATGGGACTGCCCGGTAAAAGGCAGCCCCGTGTTAATTATTTGCTTTTGGCAGCGACGTTGGCCGCCGCAGTCGCCGTAGTAGGCCTGTACCCACCGTTGACAAGGAACACTTCGTTGGTGTACTTGTTGTAATGGATTTCATAGATCCCCGTACCGGCGATATTCCCGACCGTGACCGGCTCGTTGTTGTAAGCCATCAGAGGTCTCGTGTCCCCGTTCGTCCCGATGAGAATGGGAAGCGTTGCGGTCGTTCCGGCGGGTATCGCCTGACGGAGATTGATATAGAATCCTCCCACATAGTCCCTGTTACGGAACGCATGGTCGGGAAGTTCCAAAGTCACGTTCTCCGTACCGACCGTCACCGCCACCGTAGGCAGCGTGTTCAAATTCACCCTGCCCAGCGTCGGGAACGGAAAGGGAAACCCTGTAAAAAAGTTAGGCCACATATATACCTCCTTCCTTCTTTACCGGATTAACCCCAGTAGTTGTTGCAACCGCATCCGTAACCGCTGCGCCCATATGCGATATCGCCCGCATAAGCACCATAAGCGGCAGCCCGGTACAAGTCCGTGTTTACAGCCTGAATGTTGGGATATACCACGGGAACGGTATTGGGCAATTTACACTTGATACCGTCCACATCGCTTTGGAGAGCCTGCAAACCGGCAGCGAGGGGAGCGATCTGTTGCCCTACCGCATTGAGAATGGTCGCATTCTGGTTACGTTGTGAGATTTCAGCCGCCAAAGTAGCCTTCTCTGCCGTCAAAGCGGTGATCTTGTCCTGTAAAGCCTGAGTTTGGATAGAATCCAGCTTCGCCAAAATGGCACGAGTGTTCTCATTGCCACTGTCCACGAGGGAGTGGGTTTGTTCCGAGGTTGCGATACGGGTTTCATATCCCTGTCTCTCGATTGCGTTTTGCGTCTTGCAGCAGCAATCGGCGATTTGAGTCGCCAGCGTACAATTACCCGATTGAATGCTGTTGATGATCTGTTGTGCGGACATGCCCACTTGGTTGCCGACACCCTGAATCAAGCCCTGAATGTTGCACAAGGCGGATTGTAACTGTTGGGTAGAGCAGTTCAAGGACGAGGCGAGTTGGCTGATGGCATTGCCGTTGCCTTGAATGGCCGACATCAGGTATTCACGTCCGACATCTCCGTTCAATTCGGCAGGAAGCCCGCCCCGGTTGCCAAAACCTCCGAATCCGTTACCGCCCCAGCAGAACCACAGCAGGATAATCCAAATCCACCACATGCCTCCGCCCCAAGCGTCCTGATTGTTCCTTCCCTGATTGAGAAGGGCTAAGAGTCCGGGATCGACCCCTTTACCGCCCATCAGGTTGGGCAATAAAGCCATGATGTCGAACTTGCTTCCGCCACCATTGGGCTCTTGATTGAAAACATACGTTCTTTCCATATAGATATAATTGATGGTTACGGCCAATATCGGCCGCATACAAACGTATGGCTATTGCCGTTGCTATCCTCGTATTTCGGTGGCTATCCTGTTGCTGACCCGTTGATTTGTCGTTGACAGGATAAAACTTCCCGAACACCGCTGTTTCAGGCTGTTTTTCAATTTGTTCACCCCCTGCCTCGTCATGGAAAGATAAGCGGCGGTGTTCTCCTCGGAGAAGCCCAGCGATACCAACGCACAGATGAGCAGACACCGTGCGTCGACCGCATTTTTGTTCGCCCCGTTAATCAATTCGCCGTAACACAGTTCGCATTCCTCGCAAACGATTTGCAAGACGTGTTCAAAGATTTCATTGGTTTTCATATCTCTTGCCTTTTTAAATATTTGTTAAATTATAGATTGTTGACACAATAAAAAACATCACGTTCCTGTTTAAAGGCTGTGAAAGCCTCGTAACATTCCCCGTGATGTTGTCTCTTGTTAGTTTTGGAAGAGCAGCAAGAGATTGAGGCTTTCCTCTTTATACTCCGAAGCCCCGAAAGAGTCGTAAATCAAATTATATCAAGAAACCCAGTCCTTTCAATTTTGTTATCCATTTCATGATGTAAGGGACAAGCAGCAAGACAATGCCACCGAGAGCCCACCAGCACCATCGGGGAGTCTTGTACTTTACTACCTCGACGGGGTAGGGTACTTGTATGCTGTCCGTCTTGGATATATACAGCGTATCGATTCTGTCCTTGAACCTGTATATGTACTTGTATTGGGACTCACGTATCGTGTCTCCCGATTTCTCGATGAAAACACTGTCCCGCATGTATATGGAATCGAGCTGCACACGATTCAGATACACCGTGTCGCTCTTTGTCGTTTCCACCGGAACATACACATGTCTGGTACAACTCGTCGCAGCCAAGATAGCCAAAAACAATAATAGGAATACGATATGTCTCATAGGCTCAGTATTTGTTTCCTGTTCTTCGATGACGACACATAAGACACGTGCACCCAACTGTAATTGCTCTCGTCAATCAACTGGTCGAAGGGAAGGTTATCCCGAATCAACTCGAACAGCTTCTTATTCTCCGTCTTGCTCCCTGCCGTTATATCCGCCGCATTACCCCTCATGTGCTGGCTGCTTTTCGCACCACCCACGGCGGCATTGAGTTTGGGACAACGATAGCCCGAATTGACGGTTATCGCCTTCCCGTACATCTCCCGCAAGGGGTCTAAAACATGGGTGACAAGGTTCGACAGCGCAACCGATACTTCGGTCGTCGGGGTATTGTCTATACCCAGTTTATCTGCCGTCGAACTCTTTGTGAGTTCTTTCATCGTGAAGTATTTCATATCTCGAAGATTAAGTTTTCCATGTTGTTAATTCTGTCCGGCTCAGATACGAGCAAATCCTCTTCCGGAAATTTTTCTTGAAATTCTTTCCATAACAGATACTCCATTTCCATGTATTCTTCACTGCCTCTTCTTATGCTTTCAGGAGAGACCTCCACGATATGGAAGTTGGTCTGTATGTCGTAGGCATACCTGATCCTTATTCCCGGTATTTTCGAGGCAATCGATTGAATCGTCTCGATGACAAAATCCTGTACATTCTTATTCATGTCTTTCTTCATTTTGGCGACAAAAAAAAGCGGTGACTTTTTTAGAATCACCGCTTGTAACGAATGTATGAGATATATTCAAATCTTTATACCCAAATCCCTAAATGCTGTATTCAAATCGCAGCTTCTTACACCTATCGCATTACAAGCATCAGGTATCATAACACGGTTTCGACGTTGTGGATTACTTTTCTCATATGTGACTAGAACCATATTCTTTGCAGCTGCCGTTGCAACAAGATAAGAATCTGCAACACTCGCATATCCGGAAATCGCAGACTGAGTAAAATTTATAGGACAACTCTGAGCCCAAGAAATTGTTTCTGCCAATTTAGTTAATACAGCAGAATCTTGTGTCAGGAAGAATCCTTTGGGAGCATTGTTATGAATCCACTCCGTGAGTTCGTCTCCACCTCTGTCGATTTCTTCTTTAACTTTATCAATGGAGTGAATTATGCCGGAATTGATTAACTCAACCATCTTTGTCCAAAATATTGGCCAGACATCCATTGGCAGGTTTTTCTTGGATTCTACGAATATATTTGTATCGAATAAATATTCCATGCCGTATCAAATGTTATGGGTCATAAAATGATCATACGTTTTTCCGTATAATCCGGTTAAACGATATGCTTCCGTATAACCAAGCTGCCTGTTATTGACTGCGTTTCTAACATGAATGGCAAAACTACGCCCTACACGTTTGACGCTTGTCAGATAAAAACTTCCTCCCGAGGATTTCTTTTTGGCTGAAATCTGGCGTTGGCTATATATTGCCCAAAAGTCCTTGTAATCCGTGTCAGACATAAGTCCTAAATCATGGGCGCGTCTTGCGATGACTAATTCGCTGGCCTTAAATCTTAGTGAGGCCGATTTCGTGTCATTATTCCATATTTCACGTAACACCGATGCCGGAACAAGAAATTCAGCTGCCACCCTGTCACAATATCTTTCGGTAGCTTCATGATGAAAGCCCTCGCTTCCTGCATGACCTGCACTTACGCCAAGCATAAGATGTGCAGTTTCATGAATGAGAGTAAAGAGTTGGGCACTCTTGCTATCCGCACTATTAACAAATATGTACGGCGCCTTTTCATTTACCAATGCGAAGCCTCTGCACTCACTTACTTTCAATTTTCTATGAGTGTTATTTCCAACAACGCCATTGTATGCTAAAAAGACACCGGCATCCTCCAACTTTTGTCCAAGAAGGCTGACCGCCGCATCCGGAGTTGACAGACTAAAAGCCCATCTGCTTTCAAGCTCCAATATCGAACGTAGTCTGCTGACAGCTTCACTTATTGAGGTTTTAGTGCTTATTGAACCGACAAATTTGCATGTATCTATTTCATTCTCATTAAGATATTCTTCCAACCATTCTTGTCTTGCCTGTACATTCATTACCGTGTCATATACATTCAAGTTGAAATGATTCTGTTGTCCTGCTTCACCTCGAAACATGGGGATAGGAATTTCTTCTACCGGCAGATTTTCTAAAAAAAGATAACCAACAGGAAGATTGACACTTTTAGCGAAATCGTCTAGCTGTTTATATGTCGGTCTTATTTCTCCTGAAATCCATTCCTGTATATGACTCTTAGGGTGGCTATCCATATAGCTGCCTTCTGTATGTCCAGCTCTATTCAAAGCCCATACATACCGTTCTGGTGCAATTTGGATTCTGTCTGCCATATCTAAAAGTTCTCCATTTAATAGGACTTTGTCGGGCTTATCCACCATTAAGAATGGGGATAAACGTGTACCAAAGACGTAATTATGTCCCATGCAAAAATAGGTATAAGAAATCCTTTTTGCAAATAAGATTTTGGTTTTGATTCATATTTAACATAAATCAAACGGTGATTCCAAGAAGTCAAAGAACGCTTTCCCGTCGCCGGGTTATAAAAATTCATTTTTTTTCGTCAGGCAATCCAAACCTCGATTTGAATCACCAGCCCTCCCAGTATGGTAGCCAGCAAGTCGGCATACGACCAAGCCCCCGGCTTCCTCCACTCGTCGACAGCCTCCTTGATACAGCCCGCTATGGCAGAGAACAGCACACAATATTCCGCCGTCGCACCTATCACGATGGCGAAGAAAGAGGCGATGACACCTCCTGCGATAAAATGCAGCAGCTTGTCGTGGGGAATAGACAATAACAACCCTTTGATTCTTTCCAAAATTTTCTTCATATTATTCGTTATTTAATCGGTGATAAAAATCGAGCTTGATACGGTCATAGACAGAAACTACATTCGTATATGCCCGCCCGTTATTCACATTCCCAGAATACACCTCGCTTGTAACTACCTCTGCCACCCATTCTATCCATTCAGGATTGGTATAACATGAAAGACGTTTACCACGATATGTAAAGTAATCGAAACGGCTGTTCCTGTCCTCGTACTGGTTCGTCAACAAAGTATGTATCTTACCGGAGGTCTTCTCCTTGTCGGCGATATGGTTCTCGTCCCTAACCTTCTTGATGATTCTGCAAACCCTTTCGACGGCCAAATCGAAATACACGTTCGATATGTTCTTTATCCGAAGCTGCGTTTCCGGTCTAAGACCTTCCGATATGTCGGACAACATATTATTCTGGTCGTTCGTCTTTTCAATAAGCTCTTTCAGGGATTCTCCATAATCCTCCATACTCTTGGTGATAATCGATTTGAACCACTTGAAGCAGGCCACCATCATCATGGCCGACAACACCAAGAAGAATGCTGCGGTCATCACCAAGAACCCCTGTTCGCTTATCCCTCTGGCTACCTCCGTAGCCTCGTTTATCCCTCCCATATCAATGTTTCTGTTTTTCGATTAACAATCTGGCTTCCTCTTTGCAGGATTCCGCATAGGCGTTATAAGCCTCGAACTCCTCTGCTTTCGTGTCCCTTTGCCGAAGTATCGCCAACTCCTCCGACAAGGTATATTTCCGACGGATCAATCCGTTTACCGTTTCTCCGTAGTCCATTGGTACGGGAGGTGTTTCCGTGCCGTCCTCCGTCGCTTCCGGTGCTTCTTCGTACTCATAGACTATCGCACCGTTACGGTAATACATCACGGGTATTTTTCCGGGTATCTCTTCGGGCGATGGGATAGAATCTATTCGTATGAATCCTTCTATCAGGGTTTCGCCATAATAAATATTAGTGACTCTTTCGTCGTATATTTTAACTTGTATCATATCAATTGAATTTTTTATACCTCGGATACAGAAGTTTTCCATTTCCCAAATTAGGGTTAGGAATCTGAATATACCCGAAATCTCCTTTTATCACTCTCCCGACATATTCGTCCATATTTATATCTGCATATACATAAATATTATAGTACAAGCTGTTGAAAGTGAGTTTATATCTATAACCATAAATCGCATTGCCCATCAATGAATCGCTTGGGGAAACATTGACATAAGTATTCATGGTATATCCCGCTTCGTTTTTCTTGGCAAGAGTTCCGTTCTCTATGTTTGACATCTCTATCGTACAAATCTTTTGATGGCTGATAACATAAGCCGCACTGTTGAAATAGACGATAATGTTATATCCTGAACCTTCTATTTTCCCTACAAATGAAATATCGCCGTTGGAACTGTCGATTTTAAACAAATTACTGTACGACAGGAAATAATTGAATCCGTTGTATTCGCATTGTCCGAAATTCTGAATATCTGAAATGGAGGCTCCGGACAATTCTTTCAGATCGAATTCTTTTTCAGTGAGACCGGTTTCAAAATCTATCAGTCGTAGAACGCTATCATTTTTGTAAAAATAAACGAAGTCCTTATATTCGATGAAGTTGCAATTATAGTACGGTTCTGATAAAGTCCATATCTTAGTTCGTGTATCTAAATCCCAGCAGGTGATGGCACTACTGTTAGGTACAATGATTTTACCGTCTTTATAAACGAAGCAAGAGTTTCTAATATATTGATATGAATGTATATTTAACGGGATTTCATCATAAACGGTATCTTCTCCTGTCTGTTCATTCCAGCAGGCAAGCCTGCTATCCTTGTTGCAATAAAAGAACAAACCGTTTTTAAAATAATACAGCTGGTAGGTTTTACTCGTATCTTCGAATAATTTCCCGTTTATCCCCTGCGCAGAAATAATGTTGTCTTTTATTTCGACATTTTCTCCACTAATCAATCTGTCTTGTTTCCCGGAGATTTTATCGTCTATGCTCTCCACCGCTTGGTTCGCTTTATCAGCCGCCTCATTAGCGAGAGTTGCCGAGTTGCTCGCTTCCGTTGCGGCATTATCCGCATTTCCCGCCGCTGTGTTGGCGTTCGATGTGGCTGTGCGGGTATCCGTAATAAGCCCTTCGAGCGTAGTTTGCATTTGGGAAAAACTCGTCTCTCTTTGGAATTCCGCTTCGGCTCTCTCACTCTCCGCCGAGGCACGGCTGCTTTCAGCAGATTCCCGTTTTGCTTCTTCTGCCGTCAACTTGACACCGAGAGTCTTTATATCCGTGACCGCCTTGTTTGCCTTTTCAGCCGCTTGATTGGCGACTGCCGCCGCCTCTGTCGCAGGACGTTGAAGATCGGCGATTTGTTCGGGCGTAAAATCGTCGTAGGTAAAAGGGTCTCCCTTGTCACCTTTTTCACCGGGCAAGGCAACCATTTCCTCCACCACGGCGGCATCGGGCACTACCACCTGCTCATGAACGATTATGCAATCACTATCTGCCATATCACTTGATGATTATATTGGTTTTGTAAACATCGCCATAGTCCCATTTGCCGTCATCGAAATCGGCATCCTCTATCCAGTAATGCCTCTCGACCGTGAGCAAGCCATAGCGGAAAGTTCCGGAATTGAATATGCCGTACAGCACGCCGTCACGGAACACACAGTTCTTACGTGTCTTTCCGTCGTAGCTCACTTCGCAACAACAACCGGCCTCGTCCTTGTAGATGAACTTAAACTTCTTCGTCTCGGCATCGATGGGCTGCTTGTTTCTGTCCTCAAAGCCAATGGTAAACTTAATATCCTCCCACGAGTACTTCACTATGGGATCTTTTTCACTCATCGCTGCCATCGGATAATGCGTTGAACATTTTTTCAACCAGAGCTTTCGTCTCCTCGACCGTGGAGGTCATGGAATAGACATTCATGTTAAAACTGCCTTGCCCGACAGTGACATGGCCTTTTTCCACACCGTTTTCCACAATTCGGTAATTGACCGCTTGCAGGGTTTCCACAGTCTCTTTTCCGTTGAACGAACGGCTGATGTTCTCGCTGATTTTTACTAATTCTATCATAATGTTTTGTATTTATGGTTAACTGATAATCCCGCTGTCGGGAATGTCGAATGTCACGTTTTTGGATAGGGAGTCGAGTTGGACGCCGGCCTCGCCCGACGAGGAGACCCCATACACGGAACAGGTTAAGTAATAGGTATGGGTTCCCGGTGGAAGGTCCGGATGTGTCGTCCCCAAAGGGATATTCAAAATGAGAATCCCAGTTCCCTTGTATTCGTAATCATAGATCGCGAGGAATCCGGACCCCGAAATACGGAAGGTGTATTTCTCACCCACCGGAGGATTTCCGTTCGGAAAACTGATACGCACCTGAAAGTAACTCGAAAGGAAAGTGAAATCCACGATTTTAATCGGGGTATATGTGCTGTTTATCTCGGCTGTCATGGCTATCGATGTGGGTATGGGGAAATAATCCGCCACGGTAATCTGTTTGTCGACCCCTGTCCAGTATTCGAACGACTTCTTATCGATAAGGAACAATGTCACCTTCAAATTCGCCCCTACCGAATCCTCCCCCGGAAATGTGTCGCTCTGTCCGACAGGAAGTATCGGCGGAGTAGTACCGTCACTGAAAAATTTTACCTTGAAAGCAGAGTACCACACATTGCCCACCCGCAAGGTGGTTACGGTGTTTGTAGAGGTATTTGTCAGCAATCGGGCAAAACTGCTTCCATTTCCATCGGTTGCCAAAATAGCCGGGTAATAATCGCCGATACTCTTGTCGGAGGCCAGCGACAGCCACGATTCGACGGGTACGCCGGTAGAATTCACCGAAGTATCGTAATAGTTAATATCGACAAAAAGATACGGCACGTCCGCACTGATTTCGTCAATTTTACTTCCGGTAAGATTAGGTTCCGCATTGTGGTCGTAGCCGTCGAAATCGCTCAGGCGGCAAAAATCCGTCCCCGGGTGAGGATAGGCGACATATTCGAAAGAGGTATCATGGATAGCGACGATATTCGTGCCGTGCGGTATCGTGGCTTTCAAGCCATAGCGTATGCCTTGATTCTTATCCGTTTCGCTTCCTTCCCATTGATCGACGTATGTCGTGACCCCGCCGGATTGCTGAGGATAGTTGTCGGATAGCGGTGCAGCCTGCGGATAGCGCACGGGTTTATGACGGCTCCATTTGTTGATACGTCCCGGACGGCCACCCTGCAACAGGGGACGTTCGAGGGCAACAATGTCGGCCACGTCCCATACCCCGTTTGCCGGGTATATTCCCAGCAGATTATACGGGTCGGTTATCGCTACCGGGGCTGCTATCTTGTTTTTATCGATGGCCATAGGCTCACTTTCCTCCTTTCCCTTTTAATTCGGACAATTCTTTTTTCAATCGTTCTATATCTTCCATAAGGGCTTTAACCAGCCGGGCGGTCTCCTGCGTTGCACCGGCGATGGTGTTGATATAGTCGGGCGACAGGTAGTTCAGAGCCCCGTAACCGTCCTCTGTTTCGTAGGCCATCGATGGCAATACCTCTTTCACCTTTTGGTACAACAGCCCCGTATGGGCTTCCCCGTCCACACCGCCCTTGTTACGCTTCCGTGCTTTTTCGGTGTATCGGAAATCGCACACCTTGCCCATCGCCAAGAGTCTGTCGGTATAGCTGAGGGTATAGTTGAAGTCTCGCTTCAAACGTTTGTCCGAAGTCGTTAGAGCGGTGACCGAGCCTTGTGCCGAGATATTGCCTTGCGACGATATATCCCCTCCGGCCGTGATGTTACCGTCCGATGTGACACTCTCCTTTGACCTTATGTTATTCGTCGCCACAATCCTTCCGGCGGAGATGGAGACAGACTTACTCCCGGTCGAAAGGTTTATACTCGTAGCCCTGATTACATTCGCTCCATCGATGTCTCCCTCCATCGTTATATCCCGGACTCCCGACAGACTTCCGGACACATCGTTCGATCCGTCAAACGGATTTCCCCAAATCGTCCGGATATTTTTAAGCCTGTCGGCGGCGATGGAATCGTTATCCGTCAAGGCGACAGACGGGGTCACCACGGTCAGCTTGCTCACGCCGACTGCCGGCATGGGAGACAACGATATACTATCCACACAGTTCTCGCAAGTCCCGTTCAAAGCCCCGTATGTGTTATAGACGAATATGGAGCAGGTCTGGTAATCCGTCTTGGCCGAAACCCAAAAACACACGTGTCCCCCGTACAAGAACACCTTCACGTCACCCAAATCGTCACCGAAATGCGTACCGGCCGTAGCCGTAAACTCGACATCGTTCGGGGTATAATTATACGCCTGTACGATCGTATTGATAATTCGTCGGCTATAATATCCATTTCCGATCAGATGCAACGTCAACATAGCCGCCTCGGCCTCTTCGACTTTCGTGTGAATCAACCACCCGTTTCCGGTGGCTGTCTCATACATGCCGCCCATCTTATACAGGAAAGCCCCGTTGTCAAGTCCGTTCAACTTTTTCGCATTGTCCGATTCGACCGCACGTCCGACTGTCAGCCCCGTATATGTACCGCTCACGTTGTTTATCTCCGAGAGCGAATAAGTTGGCTTGTTCGGCTGCTGCACCCAATCGTACAGGGTGATGCCTTTGGTGACAACGATACCGAGGGCTGTCTTGCTGACGGCCGTCACCACATTGCCTGTACCTATCGTAGATGCGCCGGCGTTGGCGAGTTTCCAAATCTCGTTGATGGTGTAGGCGTTGAACGTCTCCGTCATCGTGGTGTTGTCGAATGCGCCGCCCAGATCGTCGAACCCATACACGAGCTTGATGAGCCCTCCTTCACCACCGCCACCCCCTTCCCCACGCCATACACCAAGAGCGGATATTCCACCCTGTGAATACACATTAAATTTCGAGTATATCGTATTTTCCAACTCTGTGTCGAATTTCCACATATCGTTAATACGGGCAAATCCTTCCTGCATTTGTTTTACAGTCCGTTGATACGATTGTTGCAGGGAAGCCGTCATATCATTGATGGCAGAAATCAAGTCGATATTCTTATTAGCAGATGCAACCTCTTCTTTCAGTTCTTGCGTATTCCCTTTTATTAGGTTGTTCCCGATGGTAATAGTCTGTTCGCAAGGATAGTCGAGTTTGGTTGTAAGGCTTATAACACGAGTAACATATGAATATCCTGTGTTTATGTATTCGACTTTTCTTCCTATGGATAAATCAGGATTGTTTTCATTGAACACCACAGGATTAGATGAAAACTGGTAATTGTTTTGGTCGGAAGAAAGCCGTTCTATTTCTTCGTTCATAGCCGTTTCTAGACGTATGTACGCCGAATCTGTATATTCTTCCGGCATTTTGACGTTGAATAGGATAATATCGTCATTTTCCGACGGTATAAGTCCCGTAATAGCAGGGATAATATAGTTACCTTCTTCCTCTTTATATTTAATCTCGAAATCTCCTTTTTTGACTTCGAAGCTTATACCATCATCACTTGTTATTGTTTTACTCTCATCATGGTATATAAGCTCAAATTCCATACCTTGCAAAGCCCCCGATTGGAAATGTACCGAAGGTACTTTATTGGGTATAAGCATACCATTCGGATTTTTTTCTTCGTCATAAGTGGAATTTTCGAAGTTAAATTCCGGTATTTGAAAATACCATATCGCATATTGGTCGTATATAGGGTCTCCGTTTTCATCTGTGCCTATCTGTATTTTATCATTCGTTTCCGAGTCTATACGCCACATAAGACGGAATCTGACATCTGATATGGAGAGTTCCGATGAAGGGTATATATCATCGAACTGGAGGATTTTGCTAAATATCTCTCCCTGTTGAAGGTTTGGCCTTATATCTTTATATCCGTTCGGATATTTTTTAGGGTCAAGAGTCAGCCGTTTGTTGACCAAATTGTTGACATTAGCACCTTTGTATTCCTGTACGATGTTTCGAGTTGACCCGAATGCGTAAAATCGGGTATAATACCCATCTTTTCCCTCTGTGACCGAAGGTGTATTGATGTTTTCACCAACTTCGAGAGAAACAACAGCTCCATGTTCGGATTTCGACAGATGAATAATCATGGAATCTTTCTCAACCCACCATTCTGTATCAAACGCAGATGCTATACTGTTCAAGGCAGACAATATGTCGATTGATTGGAAAGACAAAGAAGTGGAAGCGTTAAGAGAAGAATCGACGGCGTAAGTCCATGTATCCCCGGTTTCGTTCTCGATAGCCTTACAAATAACACTCATGAAATTGGCCGGGTTATCGGTAAGAGACCAATCCGGCTCCCGATTAGTTATCTCGTTATTCTCATCATAAGAATACATGAAAAAAGGCACTTTACCCCATGATATAAATTTCGAATGAAATTGTGGTTTGTATTGAAATTCGACCTCGTTCTTTTGTTCTGGATTATATGGATCCAAAAGAGAATATTTCTCACCATCGAGTATGATATAAGCCCCTACCGGAATCTCTTCATTTTGGTCCGAGTTCCACGACAATTCTACATAATCGGATTTCATCAATTCTTCTACATGAACACATTCTTCTGTTATAGGAACTGATAAAATAGTATCTCCTTGTATGTTTTTAATGTCTATCATGATGGTTTCGTATATCTTCATACGATTTCAGTCAAAGATAATAAAAGTGTATGAAAAACATGCTCTTTTTTATGAATTTCTATCTGCTGGATTATATTCGACAAGTTTTAGAGAAAATCGTGCTATTCCTCTCATGAATTGCGTAAATTGATTGCATGAAATATAGATTGTTTTGTAAGTAATATTTGGTTGATACTTTGTTTTTATATTTATTATGCCTGTTGCCAATTCTTCACAAAAGCTGTTGTATCTTGAAAAGAATTCTTCTTCCGTTTTTGCCGTCAGGTTAAAAGTTAAAGTGATATTTCGTTCATCGATTTTAGGATTAGAGGACAGTACTCGTTTGCCATGTTCTAATCGAGACTTGTTTTCGATGAACTCTTTTAAAGGTGACGGTGTCATTAAGGAGGAAAGAGATGATGTATCCATACTTATACCCCAAGTTGTATAGCAGTCTTTCCCATTTATGTAAAACTCTCCCGATGCCATTTTATTTAAGTATAACTGAAGTTTTGTCTTTATTGATTTCTACAGGACAATTTCGTATGTTTATAAGTCTAATAACTGCGTAATTACGGGCAACTATTATAGCTCTGGCTCCATGCATGAGTATAACTTTGTGAACTCTAGTATTATCGTCAAATACTAGTTCCGCATTGGTATTGCCTATTAAAGCAATATTGGTATCATTACTTCTTTTTACATTTTTAGTGTCGACAAACACGCAATAATTAGCAATATCATTACTCATCTCACGGAACGTTTCAATAGGAGGGAAGTTGTTCTTCTCACAAAACTCTATGCCTTGTGGTGTAAAGAACAACCATACTAGAGTTTTCCAGTCACTAACACCATAAGACTTATCGCAAGCTCCTTTTTGTAAAGCAGCCATCATTATTTCTTTTACTGTATTCATATCTATAAATCTTTAGTATTCCTATTGACTTGTGCTATATCGGATTTTATATCAATTAATAATTTCGTATATTTTGCAATGTCTTCTAAGTAGCTATTCGTAATCACATGTTGATTAAGAATGTTATTTAGTATAGAATTGCTATTAGTTGATACAGATAAAAGAGAATTTAGAGAGATTACGGCTGAAATCATTTGATTTTTGATTTCTTCACCAGAAAGCTGCAACGCTGTAAACCGGCCGTTTAATTCCGTTGCTGTATCTTGTGACATGGTTTCAAAACCTCCGGCTGTCGACTTTTGTTCGGTGGTAGAACTTTCTCCCATGAGACTATCAGCCCAACCGAATTGAGCATCTATTTCTTGTTGAAGCTGTTCAGCCATGTTGTTGATGTAATCTTGTTCCCATTGAGAAAGCACGTTGTCGGCATAAAATTGTTGCAACTTAGTGCGTATTTCCTCCATTTTATTTGAGGATTTAATTGCTGCCTTAATGCTCTCTGTTGCCATTTGTTGCATCATCTGCTTTACAACATCTTTTGCAGATTTAGCCCTATTCTCGCCAGAAGCCCATGCATCTGCATAAGCTTCTGCAAAGTTGTCAATAGCACTTTTTAGGTCTTCACCAAATATGACATCGATAGCTTTTTCTTTGTTATCAGAAATGAGATTGTTTATTTCGTCAATTTGATTTTCCCATTCTTTTATTCTGTCGCTATCTGTATTCTTTTTATCTTGTTCTTCTTTAATTTGATTTTGAATAAGTACTTTTTGTTGTTCTAGCAATTTATTTTGGTCTTCAATCAAGCTGGAAGCACTCTTTCCGTAAGCAGTTTCAATGGACTTGCCTAACTTTTCATACGAACGGTCAAGTGTATCTACCTGATCTTGTAATTTCTGAATCCGTTTTTCATTTTTTGCGTCGTGGATTTTTGCGATAGAGGAAGCAAGAGAGGAGACAAGACCGATGGCAGCACCAGCAGCAGAACCTATCGGTCCAAATATAGCACCTGCCTCTGCTCCTTGCATAGCTGAATTGAGGCCGTCCATAGCCACATTGATACCTTCGGCAATGCCTGACAGTGTATCAGATCCGAAAGCCTCTCCGAGATTTGAAAATGTGTCGGAAAGGAATTGGGCCACACTTAATACCTCACTCAATCCACTTCTTATTTCTTCAAGTCCATCTTGCAATTTTTTTGTATTTGAACCGGCATCGAATACTTTTTTAAGACCATTAGCTAGTTTGTTAAACCCCGTTTCAGATTGATCTGCGGAATTACGGACATTATCTATACCTTCTCTAATTCGTTCTAATTCTTCAGGAGATTTACGCAATGTGTCGAAGGTCTCTTTTGTCATACCAAATTCAAGACCTTTGTTTTCGTCCCATTCGCCTGATTGCAAGAATTGGAATGCCCGTTCAGCTTCATTAGCAATGAGGCGCATATCTGCAACTGTGTGTTGACGCATATCGTCAAACAATTTACTTATGGCAGACGTAGATTTATTCGCCTCTATATCCAAATCAGATAGTGCCCTTTTTGTTTCTTCGTCAATAGACTTCTGTTCCCATTCGTTTTTGCCTACCTTACGAGATTCGCCTTGCTCAATAATAGCATTACGCTTTTCATAATAGTTCCCGTAAGCGGCAAGATAATCGTTCATTGCGTTAATTTCATCATCGAGAATTTCTTTGGTCTGTTTATTCTTATTCTTTTCATTTAACCTATTTGCGGTATCAATATTTTCCTGTTGTTCAGTTGTTAGTCCATTCTCATTAAGCTTGGAGGGTTCAATCTTAGCTACTTTGTTTAACTCGGCCAGCTCTTTCTCTTTCTTTTTAATTTCTTTTTTCTGTTCTTCATAATAGTAGTTAATTTGCTTCAATTTCTTATCTTTACCTTCTTCCCAGAGGGAGATTTCTTTCTCTTGATTTTTTTTACGAAGCTCAAGAAGTTCATCAACAAGTTTCTGCTCGGCCTCTTTTTGCTCTTTTGCTTGCTTATCTTCAGCCGCTTTATCAGATTTGGTTTTAGGCAGCTTTGCACGTAGTGCGTCAATTCGTGATTGTAACGCATTGTATTCCTTGCTTCCGCTTACGGTTTCTCCCTGCTCTTTCTCTAATTTTGAGATTTGTGTTTTGACTTCATTGATTACTCTCAAATCTTTCTCACGTTCAAGTATAGTGTCTTGAAGCGACTTGATATAAGCCTCTTGTTGATCCACTGCTTCTTTTGTTCCGCTGCCGTCTGCAAGAGCCTTTTTTAATGATGCAAGTGAGGTTTCAGCCTTCTTGATTTCTTCTTCAAGTTGGGAGATGGATTTACCTTCGGTGGAAAATGGCTCATTTGCTGTCTGTTGAGAGGTATTTATACTTGTAACGCCAAACTTTTCACGGGCTTTTCCATCTAAATCCTCTGTTATTTTTTGCGCTTCTCGGATATTGGAGATATATTTATCAATACGTGAATCCGCAAAAATCGTACCTTTGTCTTGTATTTCATTTAGTTTGTCTTGGATCGCAGCATCCAAATCTCTTTGTTCCAATATGGCATGGTAGATTTCTGAATAGAGTTTTGCACCTTCTTTATCTCCTAACTCGCTATATAGGCGGTCTTGTATCTTTCCGAGATTATCGGACATTATGTTGTCCAACCAATCTTCCTGCTGCGACTTGAATTTCTGGTATTGTCTTGCCCCGTAAGAATCTGTGATTGCTTTTGTGAGTTTTTTATAAGCTTCTTCCGTGAGTCCAACCTTATTTATTTCTTCTTCGAGTCCATCATAATACTTGCTATATCCTGCAACAATTTTTTCTTTGACGGTATTATATTCATCTGTACCTTCTTTTAATGAAGACAATTCTCCATTGAGCTTAGCAAGTTCCCTTTGCTCAGATAAGGCTGCTTTCTCAGATTCCTTTCCCGCAGCATCCAGCCTTTCCAGTGCCTTTTCTGCTTCTGTTTGATAAGTGACTAATTTATAAATGCCCAAACCTAGTGCTGCTACTGCCGCTGCTACTGCAACATATGGATTTTTTGCCATTGCTACATTTAGAGCATCCGTTTTCGTTTTCAGGACGGTAATAATAGCTTGCATCTTTGTCAATCCTGCCATGTGAGCAAGAGTGGCTTGATAGCGCAAATTCTCAATGGCGGAAATAGTAATGAGCGCAGTTCTGTATGCTCCGTATGTACCGACCAATTCAATTAGTATTTTTCCTACTTTTTCATAGTTTTCTATCAAATAAGAAACGCTGGATAATGCATCATTGATAATACCTTCATTCGCTTTGCCGATGTCGTTCAACATCATCGAGAAACTATCTCCTATGTTAGAAATCTGTCCGGTAATGGTTTTGCTTTGTTCTTGCATTAAGTTAAAGAACATACCACCCTCGTTGGTAAGGTTCTGTATGACTTTCTGAACCTCTGGAAACCCTATCATACCAGCTTCTACCATTCCTTTGATTTCACTTTCAGCTACTCCAAATTCTTTGGCAAGTTCTTTTATCATTGGAATACCTCGTCCAGTGAATTGGTTTAGGTCCTGTGTATAAAGTCGACCTTGTGTCATAGTTGTACCATAGAGATATACTAAGTCTCCCAAAGGTTGTGAAAGTCCGGCTGCAATGTTCCCTAATCGTATAAGAGTCTCGTTAACATCTTCGGCAGAAGTACCGTAAGCCAGTAATTGACGAGCTCCATTGGCAACACCTTGTAAATCGAATGGAGTTTTGGCGGCTGTTTCTGTGAGCTGAGCCATAAGGACGTTTGCCTTTTCACTACTTCCAAGCATAGTGGTAAAGGCGACCTCTAATTGTTGAAATTCACCTCTTACTTGTATAATATTTTGGATAAGTTCTTTTGCTGTAAAGCCAGCCCCAAAAGCTGCAGCTGCTTTCGTCATTTTGTTGAACATATCTTCTATGCCCAATCCATTTTTTTCTATTTCCTTAGAAGTATTGGTTACTCCGGTTTCTACTTCTCGTAGTTTACGAAGAAAATTAGAATTGTCGCCTGTTATATCAAAATGAAGTCCGGCCATGAGTCTTTTCGATTAAAAGGGGTAGATGTAACATCACATCATTTGCAAATATACAAAAGTGTATGAAATTCATATACTTTTGATAAAATAGAATAGAGTTAATAAAGTTTAACTAATGTGTGGGTATAAATATTTTAATAAATGATTATTGTATTATACTTTTGACGAAACAATCTTAACAGCATAAGATATGGATTTCAAAGATACAATTCAACAGATTGTAGAGAAAATTGCTAAACAGAAGGATAGCATAGCAACGGAAGAAGCGACAAAAACCTCTTTTGTAATGCCTGTGATAGCAGCATTGGGATATGATGTATTCAATCCCTTTGAGGTTGTACCAGAAATGGATTGTGACTTAGTTAAGAGGAAAGGCGAAAAAATAGACTATGCCATAATGAAGGACGAAAATCCTATATTACTTATAGAATGCAAGCATTGTAAACAAAACTTGAATTTACATGACACTCAGTTACAAAGATATTTTGTCGCTTCAAAGGCTAGGTTTGGGGTCTTGACGAATGGAATAGAATATCGCTTTTATACAGATTTAGAAAAGGTGAACATAATGGACGAAAAGCCGTTCCTTGTGGTGAATATGCTCGACTTATCGGACAACGATATTGAGCAACTAAAAAAGTTTCATAAGTCTTATTATAATGAGCAAGATATATTGAGTACGGCACAAGAGTTACAAATCACGATACAAGTAAAAGAAATGCTTAATCGTAATTTCCAAATGCCAGACGATGAATTTACACGTTATTTTGTCCGTAATCTTAATGATGGGAAATATACGGCAAAACTTGTTGATCAATATAGACCTATTGTTAAGAAATCCATTGCTTCGGTGATTAACGATATTATATCCGACCGTTTAAATGTGGCTATGAAGAATGAGAATAAGGAGGAAAAACAGATACCACAGGAGGTTGAGAATGAAAATCAACAGCCAAACGAAATGAATGAAGAAAAACTTCCCGATGGTGTAGTATTTCAAGACCGAGAAAAAGGTATAGTTACTACACAAGAGGAGATAGATGCCTATAACATTGTGCGCAGTATATTGAGGCAGTATGTAGATGTATCTCGTATTCAATATAACGACTACAAGACTTATTTTTCCGTGAACATAGATGGTAGTACATGGTGGTGGATTTGCCGCATTTATATAGGGAAACGGAGTAAAAAAATATGCTTGCCAAAGGATAACTACAAGACGAATGAATGGATTGACATTGAGACTATCGATGATATTTTTAATTATGCCGATGGTCTTAAAGAGGGTCTTGATTTGGCGAAAAAATGTGCTGATAAATAAAAAAATAAAGATATGAAGAAATTATTTTTATATATATTGATTCTATTATCAATTATTATTTTACAATCATGTGCACGAACGGAGGACGGAGAACCCGGATCGACGAGTGATGATACGAAATCACTAATTATAGGTGTTTGGGAAAGTGAAAATTATGTAGTGTCATTTGGAAATGATGGATTCTATTCGGCATATATTGCAGATGAGTTTATAGATAGCGGTGATTATACTCAATCCAAAAATATAGTATCATGTCAAAATTCCTATTTTAATAGGACAACAATTTATACAGTTGAAGAAGTATCAGATGATTTGCTTAAAGTGAATATCGACTATAAAGATTTATATGGAAATAAAAAAACAAAAAGTATATCGTTTACAAAAGTCAAAAAGACTCCATCTACTAAAAACAATACTTTGAGCGGAAAATCATATACATTTAATGCTCCATATTTTGGTAATATTACAATGTCATTTAATACATATAATTCTGGAATAAAATCTGCTACAAAAGGAAGCGCAAAACAATATCCTCTGAATTTCTTTTATATATATATTGGAGAAAAGGTTTATTATCAAATACTTGAAAATGCCACAATTCAAGTGCCATCTATTGGGGCATGGACTAATTATAATGACGTGATATGTTGGACGATAGATATTGGTACAAATGGTGAAATCATTCATATTGATACTATCCCTTTATAAGAAAACAGTGTACATTGTGGAACATTATTAATAGGATGCATTAAAATAAATTTATAGCAGAATGCTTAATAACGTTGGATATGGATAAGGGGATTAATATTATTTTTAGTCCCACTTCATGCCTTTTATTTTATCCATATTTTTAGGATCGTCCCCGTTTATAAATGTTCGGTCAGTAGATATATGATATTTTTTTATCTCGTCGTCAGTAAGGTATATAGATGTTATGTAATCATTAAGTAACATATGCAGGTTGGCATAACTAATACCCCATACAACATAGTCCATAGTCCAGCCATAGCGTTCGCAGGCTATATCTATCAAAGTTCCATAAATACTTTTACCTCCAAAGGTTATAGTGTTACACTTCTTTTTCTTGATTCTTGATATTTTTTCTTGTTCTTTTTTCTCAATATCAATCTTGAAGTGTTGAATAAACTGGTCAATGTTATCCTTTGATAACACTATTATGAATAGTTGAGCAAGTTCTTCATTCGAGAGGTTGTCTTCAAATAGCTTTCGTCTTTCATTTATTAGGTGGCTATTGAATAATTCTTCCTTTTTATCGAATGTATGGTAAGACAATATTTTGCATATAATATCTCTTTTGGAATCGCATAATCGTAATGCTTCCATATATGGATTTATAGAAAGGAAGTCTTTATTTATTTCTAAATTTTCGGTAAGACGTGATAAAAGGTATATTTTACCCAATGTGGCAGGGTATAAGTAGAATTGCATTTCTCCTATATGGAACTCATAAGGTCTTTCCATGATAGTATCTGCAATATCCATTTCTATTATTTTCCCTTCTTTGTCCATGCAAAATAAATTATATTGAGCGCAACTGTGGTGTCGAACCACAACTTTATACATGGAGTGTATATGTGCTACCGTTACACTAGATACGCAGAACACGTGGGTACGAAGCCCCCACGTTTGGCTCTATATACCTATTGAATTATCCTCCAACACTTGGATTAGGAGCTACTTCGAATTTATCACCTTCTCCCGACTCTTCTTCAGGATCGCATTCAATTTTACTGATGTTTCCACTGGATTCCGTCACGATGATTTTACCCCACTGAATTTGTTTTTTATCGGCGGCTGCTTTCAAAGCATCAAAAGTGTATGCCCAAACACCACCGTCAGCAGAAGTAAAAGTGTCTTCAACGGAAACTGTCGTTTTCTCCATGCAGAAGCCTTGAACTTCTGGGTCTTCCGGTTGAACAACAACAGCATAATTGTGTGCAACAACACCATCGCTATCACTTACAGGACGCTTACGTCCTTTTGCGGCACGAATGTTCAATGCCAAAGCATAGGTATTCTTTCCATACTTTACATCCTCATTTTCGCCTCCTTCGATTTTTGCTTCTTGTTTATCTCCTTTTGTTGTTGTCAACTGTGTAGAATCTTCCACAGGGGTAGGTAATTCCTCCCATTTAGGAGCAGAAGCATCCAAATCTTTTATAAATACACGGGGCTTACCCCATCCTATTACTGCCATGATATACCTAATTTATATTAAAAATTTATTCGTTATTTATCTCTATGTACAGTTTGTTATTAATGAAATGCTCTGTATGTCCGTCTTCAAATGAAACTCCTGTTGAATCAGTTTTTTGACTGCATTGTGATGGAACCGTATGATATTCGTCTTTTCGTATAGCGAATAAAAACTTCGATAGTTCGCATAATTCACAAATTCGGATTGAATCTTTTTCCCATGTTTTGGTTTCAGAGTTCCATAAGTCTTTGACATATATATTGACATTCACATAGGCTCGTTGTATTTGCCCGCAACCTTCATTTGCAAGAACAGATATGACTATATCTTCTTTATCAGATTTGTTGGGCCTTCCTCTGTCACTCAATTTACCGGAGACATTACGTTCGAGTTCTGTACCTTTAATTTTGTGATAAACGAACTTAGCTATTTCAATATCGGATTTCATTATTTCGCAATCTGTCTTTTAAGTTTTTCAAGCATCAATGGAACTTGTTCTCTTGCCCAAAGTTCGGTTGATGCAAGTACGTCTTTATTATCCATCGCTTCTACAAATTCAGCATAGTTCATTCCGGCGACTACGATAAGTACATAGTTATTAGAATATCTTTTAGCAAGTTCTTTCGCTAAGTCTTTACCTGTTTTTACACCTTCTGAACCTTGCTTCACTTGGTTGAAAGTTGAGTATTGAATGATATTCTTATTATGAGCAATCACATATCCAACCGAACTACGCAAGTTGCCTGTTTGGTCGTACCAACTTTTATCACCTGCTCTATCACGAATTTTTGTAACGCATTGTTCGCCAAGTTTGGATAAAGCACGAATAGTAAGACGCTCGACACGCTCTGCTTCTCTCATGAGCGTGTCATGCACTTCGCTTAGCTTGGTGGTCATTCTTATACCCATAGTTTACATTGTTTCTGGTAGCGATGGAAACCTTTCACACTAAACTCCCTTTCAATTCCTTCAAGCAGATGTATCTTAATCCTGTCACCTATCATGAATGTTCGACAATTTGCACGTAGATAAACTGTATATGAATAGCTTCTTACAATACCATCGTCAAACTCTTTTTCAGAGGCTTTACCAGCAGGAACTGCGTCGCATTCAATGCAGCCTTCCCAGTTAGTTTCTCCTTCATGATAATCACCGTTGCTATCCTCGTAACCATCTTTTGATACGAGGTACTGCAATCTGTGTGGATATAGTCTTATTACTGACATATTACAAAAGGCAGTCACCTATATATACCATTGGCTTTGCCTCCAACTCTACCGAAGGTTCACCAATGGCATTATAGATTGAGTTAACACGTAACAGAATACGTTCTTTGTCTTTATCTGATAAAGAACCAAAAGACTTGTCTGCTTCAGAAAAATTGATAGCCTGAACTAAAGACCAAAGACAGTCAGCCAAAGCTCCCATATACTCCTTTGAGTTCATTGTATCTGAATCGCAATCACCAACTGGATTGAGTTTGCGTTTTATCATCACATTCTCTACAAAACCTTCTGGAATAGGGTAATGTATTTCGTCTATAAGAGCTTGCTGAATTGTCTTCATGGCTTAACTATCTCCATTTGTTGTTTTATATGATTCAACAGCTTTTTTGAGCTTAGCTTCATCGGCATCATTCAATTTGTTTACAGCAGCAATTAACTTATCGTCTGAAATAGTAGTCGATAAGTTTTTACCGGTTATTTTATTGAACTCTGCGACGAAGTTTGCTTTTATGTAAGCTTGTCCCCAAATGGTGATGTTCTTATCGGTAGAATCTTTTCCCTCTTCGGTAGTGTCAATCGTTTGAGCCTCTGAGATGTCAAGAGAGTAGATTTGGTCTACGTTTTCAATAACAGGGAGAACTAATGCTTGACCACTTGTAAATTCCTGCAAAGGATCATTTTTAGAATACTTGCTGATAAGTTTGTATTCATCTACCGTGGAATAAATTACTCCTGCTACGGGATTAGTAACTTCTGCAAGTGTGCCCCAAACCAATGCGCCAACTTCTTGTGTAGTAAGGAATATTAGTTTGTTCGCATTCCACGGTTTGTACGGAATGCGTTTACCATTTTTCTCAGAAATTACTGTACGGTCAATCTTTAAGAATGTAATTCCGTTGTTGTCATCGGCAAATGCTTCGTCAAATAATGTAGCAGTAGGAACAGGTAACTTAGTGTTGCTGTCGAATGTCTGACCTCGATAGTTGGCAACCAATTCTTTTGCCCATTGTTCTTGTCTCATTTTATTGTAAGTCGATAACGAGATTGCTATCGTTGTAATTGAGTTTCCATCTGCGTCAGCTTTTGCAATAACACGCTTTATGTCATCAGAGGAAATAGTTCCAGCTGTTTCTACACCAAAGCTATTTTGCGGTAAATAGTTGAAATTTATGCGCAATCCAGTTCCTGTATTGTTTTCATCTTCAACGATTACAACTCCATCAGATAAAGCAGTTAAAAAGTTTGCTTCGTTCTTTTCATCAATACCAACAGAGCAAGCTACCGCATCGTTGGTTAGCTTGTTAGCTATATTAGTGAACGCAGCTCCTTGAGCTTTCATGATGTTGATTGTGTTGATCTGAGTCTCACGAAGAATTTTTTTCATTCCGACCTTTGGCAATGTACCATTTGCGTGAGCAATGGAGTCTCTCATCTTAGGAGGGAGAGGTGAGTCCATTGCTACCATGTCGGCCGCAACATAAGTTGTGTTAACTGATGCACTTTCCCACTTTTGGTCTGCGGAATATTCTTTGCGAAGCATTGTCTTGTGAAGATATGTAAGCTGATTGCCTCGCTTACCATTGATTCTCTCGATGATGGTTTGAAGTTTCGGGAAAATCTTTCTGATGTATTCAATAAATAGTGATTCTTTCATTTTTTACCTCCTTTCTACATTAATCGTGTAAGAATACAAGAGTTGGCAATGCCGTTTTCATAGCCGCTTTTATGTCGTCTATGGGGTATGGACTCGCCAAATCATTGACTTCGCCGCTATACATAATACCAACCAATGGTTCACTAGCTGGTTTTGTACATACAACTACTCCTACATATTCATGAGAACCGGGAAGTGAGTCGTATCCATCGCCAGATGATTTTACGGGCATAGGTTTGTACGTGTCTGTTGACGGATCACGAATAACAACGTGCCCGGCTTTAATAACCGGAAGGTTATAATTTGATACGTCAAGAGTACGACCTCCGATAATGCCAGCTACATAATGCCGGATTACGACAGAATCCATTCCGGCATTGAGAACTTCCATTTCGCTTGATAAATTTGCTGTTGCACCCATTGTTACAATTTCTTTTTTGACTTAGAAAGTGTTGACTAAATCTTCAACTTCTTTGTCGGTTAATATTTCGTCTTGTTTACCCGAACCTTTACTTCCGGCAGCAGGAGGGGTTGCCAATGTTGCCAAACCTGCATCTGCACGCTCTTGATTGTAATTCTTCAGGTCTTCCTCAACATCTGAATAGAACTCCTCGAAATCGTCGTCACTTTCAAAGTTCATCTTAGAGAAGCTTTTCAAGGTACATGAACCGAATGTTCCAGTGTCTTTCAGCAGGGCTTCAAGTTTGGCTTTACGCAAGTTAGAAACTTTTTCACCTTCCAATGCTGCAAAACGGGCTTCCTGTTGCTCTCTGAAAGACTTAAACCATGCGGGTTCTTCGTCTTGTTCATTTCCTTTGTTGTTGGGATTTTTCTTGTTTGAACCAGCTGGACGAGAGCCGCCTTTTGACGTGTCATCGTCAACGTCGTCATCATCATCTTCTTCTGATTCGGGGTGTTTTTTCTTCCATTCGTCAAGCAAACGGTTGGCTTGCGACTGGCCGAAAGTGAGGTAAGGGAGAACCGCTTCTATCTGATCGTCGATTTCTGCGTTTACATCCTCTTCTGAGGCATCTTCTGCGGATTTCAGGTTATCGGCAATCTTGGCGGCGATACCCTTCAATTCCTTTGCGTTGAACCCTAACGCCTTCGCTTTAAGTTTCAACCTTACGAAAACTTGCTGTTGTCTGTTCATTTCATTTAGGTTTAAACAAAAAAAATAGTCTGCGTAGCAATGTAGCCAGCAGACTATTCGCATCTTCTTTCAGATGTGCCTCCGCCTAAACGGACAAACAGGTGTTTACGACAAGTCGGGTGGCGTACATCTTCATACGCTTTTTGCAAATATACAGTAAAGTATATGAATTTCATATACTTTTCAATAAAATATTGATCGAGTTTTATTTTTTTAAGAAAAGAGGATAATAAAGAATAAGACAAAGCAAGACAAAAACAAGATGGTTGGGAATGAGTGATTTATCATCAAGTAACCAACGGCAAGTGGAAGTGAATTTGCGTTATTATCCAGTTATTCTATTGAGAATGGCAAAGATTGTTTCATCAGTGAATCTGAAAATTGCGTGTGAGGTTGCAGCTGAGATACTATATAAGGCATTCATCGTTCATTGAAAGATAATCATTTTCAGTTAGAATAATACTGTCTAATAATTTTATATCAAATATATCTAATAGATTTTTAAGGGAGTGAGTCATTTTTATATCCTCATTACTAGGGTTTTTGTTACTCGCCCCACAGTTTTTCATAGTCCCGCTTCAATCCGTCGATTTCCTCCGGGTACACGCCATAGGTG